CATCAGGATAGGTTGGTCCGGTTCCGAGTGGAGTAACCGCACCGGCGATGCCGGCAACAGATTGCTCGTGATGACCTTCTTCTCTCTCGTCCTCAGCGCTTTCATCTGGTTCACCCAAGACTTCTTCTTTGAGAATGATTCTGATTAGCTCTCTAAGACTTTGCATGAATATAACTATTCAGTAAAACGATTACTAGCCTCGACTTCAAAATATTGTGGTTCGCACTTTGACAGATTATCACTTAACCACTTTGATTCAAGCTCTGCTTCCGATAAGTTATTTACTGACTTCCACCAGCAACCTAAGTCAGGGTTCCATCTGAAGCGTCGTTGTTTTAGCAGGTGATTTTCTTCTCGTAAAGACCCAGCTGCAAAAACATGATAATCAGATTCTATAGCATTTTGAAGCATTTCTTTCATGTAAGATTCTTTTCTTAAAAGATGCAGCGTGGCGTCAACGTCTGCTATCGCATTATGAGAATCGTAAAAGAAACCATGCCATGCGCATAGCACTTCTAAAGCCTTAGAGCATCTACAAACTTCTGTCCAGTCCACTTGGGTCATCGAACATGACCAAATAACATCAGTAGGTACAACTTGACCATTTTTTCTAAGTGCCGCTTCGACCCACTTTCTATCAAAGCCAGCGTTGTGACAAACAACAAATTGACACTTACTTAATATCTTAGCAACTTTATCCCATGGAATGCTTTGTCCAGTCAAATCATTATCATCAAATCCTGTAATATCTTTGATTATTTGATCTAGCGGCTCAGACGGTTCTTGTAAATAAGCTACCGACTTTTTAATTCCTGAAACTTCACCGGTTGATGGGTTGACAAAGAAAGGCCTCATGGCGATCTGAATTACTTCATTTGTGGTATGGTTTAGCCCAGTCGTTTCAACGTCTAAAACAATCGCAGGAACATCACCCTTGATAGGGTCACGATCAGGGGTGTCCAGATTAATTAATTTTTGTATTGTTACTATACCGTCTTGTTCTAAATGCTTCATTAAGAACCTCCTTCATTTAATAATATAAAGAGGCAGCTAGTAGTACAAGCTTAATCTACCAGGAGTTTCTAGTATCAGATACGTATATGATTATTGATCCATCATCTTGAGGACCCACTTGAAGAGGGACACTTAAACTTAGCTTACCAGAGTTTTTTGCGCCAAATAACGTGTGCTGGATGTATTTTATTCCGTTTCTTTGATCAATCGCAGTAGGTGTTGTCATAATACCCTTTTTACCACCCTTGGTGATTGTCGCAAGACCAGAATATGCTTGACCCATTGTCTCATTAGTAAAAGCCTGTTTTAGTATATCAGATACACCTGATAAATCAGCTCCAGTCTTATCAATGCCAAGACGCTTCATTAAAGCATCTGGATCAGAGTCCGCTAAAGCTCCTGCTTCTTTAACCTGTTTGCTCCATGCACCACGACCAACTGATACCCCTATTTCACCAGGTTTGGTATCTTTCTTTTTTGGCTTTTTTGGTTTCTCTTTTTTTTCTGACTTGGTACCAGACACATCACTTTGTTCAAGTATAGCCTTTCTAACAATGTCTCTAAAATCTAACTCATCCATTTTTTTTAAGCTCCGTAATCTTTAGTGGAAAATTTCCCAGCCCTTTAATCTTAAACCCTTCATATAAGTATTCATTAACCCTGCTTATTTTTGATGGATCAGCTTCGAAGATAAGAGCGTCATGAATTACAAATAAAGGCGTAACCTCATTATGAAATATTCTAGTGAATTCCTCAAACCCAAGAAGCGATATGTCTACAGCTGTAGACTGTAAGAAATTGTTTATCAAAATGGAGTCTCTAGCGTCATCGACAACTATAGGTCTATCGAAATAATTACTTATAACTCCTTTGTCTCTAGACTGTGACCTTAGTATACCAGTCAATCCGTCTACGCAAAAATATTCTTTTACGCTTTTCATAAGTTGAAGTGCTGTAACATTACTTTTTTGATTCTTCAGCTGCTTTTCCAAGCTATACTTGCTAGCGCCGTATAAAGAGCAAAGGACGGCTAGCTTTGCAACGTCCCTGCAAACATCTAGACCCGCTTGTTTGATAAAAGATGTATAAACATCTTGAACCACATCTCGACTCGCTAAGTTCGACGCTACCCTAGGTTCTAGCGAAGAAAAATCTATTTCGTATAAAGCTGTATTTGGCGAAGATGGGATAAAGACGGAGCGATATTCTTTTTTTAATGTTAGTACTTGAGGGCCAGCCTTTATCGTCAACCGACCCGTCTTTGTTGATACTCTATCGTACATAGGAATTGGCGCATAACCAGAGGAAGACATTCCTAATATAGACTTAAGTATATGGTTTTCATCCTTAGCAAGGATACTTTTACACATATCTAAGTCCACTCTAGAATGAGCGAGTCTAGAAAACAACTTATTCGACTCAGTATACACTTCTGTGTAGCTTAGGTTATCTAGAGCAGACATACCCTGCTGTAGATCTTGTACAAACCTCTGAAACAACTGCTTAAAGTGCTTCTTAGGGATCACCATATTCCAGGGAGCTATATCTACACCGCATGCTTTCATTGCTTTTAGATATTTTTCCGGAGCCAACGGCGATATTTCTATATTGAAAAGCTTGAATAATGGTTCAACAGATCTATGATCAGAGGTAAACCCATATGTGACCTCACTAGCAGATGAATCCGACCAACTAAAGGACTCTTTTCCTAAAAGAAGGTTTCGAAAACCGGTCACCCTATTATGAACAAGCAAATCCATAGATTATTATAGGAGAACAACTTAGACTGTTCAGAGCTCTATTAGTCATCGCTCTTTTTATCAGACATCGCGGATAGAGCCTTTGTAACATTTGTCATCATACTTGTGTATTTACCGAACGCATCGACTTGTGTCATTTTTAGCTTAGTCTCGAACTTACCTTGCGATATTGAGTGATCTATTCCTGATACAACGTACACATTATCTATTGTTGTACCTGTACCGAAATCTATAAAGAAGCTTTGGCCATAATTTACAACAGGACAGCCGAAGGTAGTTAGTGATAAAGATACTGGTGCTGTTTGTAGAGGCACTCCAGAGTCTCTAGTCCCTTGTGCTGTCGTACCTCCACCCATACCACCGCGCATCATGTTTATAGAAGCAAGCTGTGGGTTGTTCATCGATGACACATCAGCTGATAAAACTGCTGAGTTTGTACTTCCATAAATTATGGTTGGCATAGTCGTCTGCATAAAGTTTTTTAAAGCAGGGAACCCTCCCTTAACTCTAAAGTAAGTTTCAGGCTGTTTTTCTGGATCAAAGTCAGAAGGATCACCAGATAATGAAGGTACAGCCTCTAGCAGTCCGTAGTCTAAGGCGGCTTTTAGCTCTTCATAGAAAGCCTTTGCATGTGTCACTGCCATTTCTGCATCATCGGAATCAGGGGCTGCTTTCTTAGATTTTGCTGCCTTACTCGCGCTGGTGGTCATTAACCCTAACGAATTAGATCTAGACGCAGTCATTAGTTTTCCTAATGCGGTATGTGGTGTACATACAGAGTCATAAACATGTATTCTAAGAATTGTTGCCCGTTTGCCTTCCGGATGTCCTGTTACTCTTCCAGGCACAGCTTCTATATGAAACCTTATACGAGGCATTTTAAATACTATGTCTTCGCCAGCTCCGTACGCATCCTCTAACCTTTGCTTTTTCTCATCGTTAAGCTTGCTAGGGTTTTCTTTTAGGTCTTTCTTAACAGACTTTTTACCTTCATCATCTGCCTCGTACAGCGCTGCCATGCCATATGCTTCAGAAGCTTGATTATGGATAAACTCTTTTCCTATAAATCCCATAAATCGACCAAGTGGTAAGTTGACATCTGTCTTTGTGTACTCTTCAAATTTACTACCAAAATCGCTTATATTGATAGGAATTTGAGATGTCGTACAATCCTTTAAATAAGATGCTTTATCATTTACAGGGTAAAATATAAACTGTATTTCGTCAAATCTTCTTGTCGCAGCCAATGGCTTACCAACCATGTACATCAGCATGGCTCCATAAGATATATATTTGCTTGAATCCTTCGACATGTTTACAAATTTCGTGCTACCACCGTGACCAGCTACAGTTTTCGCAAATGGATCCTTATTATTTCCTCGCATATCTTTTAGAGCAATCATTTTCTTGCCAATAGTACTTGCGATTGTGTCCTGTAGCTTCGATACCGCGCCTCCGGTGCCATCAGATCCAAACATATTCTCAAGAGAACCGGCGAGCGTTCCTACGTCACCGCTAGCGCCGCGATTCGCAGATATGAATTTTTTAAGTGCCTTCTGAGATTCTTCATCCATGGTCATAGCTCTGCTTGTTGAAGAAGCAGCAGAGAAAAATGATTCTCCGAACATATCTTTCGCAGAATCATCGCCCATAGATTTTGCTTCTGTTAGTATCTTCTTTTTGATCTTTTTAACGACTTCCATCATATCCTTGATACCTTGAACAGCTAGCTCAATGTCTTCTCCTTGAGCGATCGTATTGGTATCTATATTAGAGGCGCCTTTCATAGACAACTTTAGCTTTATTTTGACTTGCCCTACATCATCAAACGAAAAGCTGCTATTAACAATCATATATTTTTCGGTAACTTTCATAGCGTTTAAAAACGAACCGTAAAAGTTTCCCATTAGTTTTGGACTGGCCCCAGGTTTTCCTGCCGCTAAGTCTGCGGAATCATCGGGATGCGACCAGCCGTATGTAATCATCAATTCGCTCTTTCCGTAAAGATCTGGCTTCACGAACTCTCCTACCTCACTTAAACGTGATCTATCATGTAGCGTTAATGATAGCTCTGCTGTCTTGTGTGACATCATTCCTCTTGAAGGACTTACACCTATACTAAAGTCATCAATACTCATCAGAGGGCGAAACGGGTCTATTATAGGTGCTCCACGGCGGCCGCCGGCAGATATTGGTTTTCCATCATCACCTTTTATATCTTGGAACGCGTCGAAGTCACCATAAGTTTCCATTGTAGCGCCAGAGCCCCTACCTAATACAGGGACTAGCGATTGAGGTGTTGTGAACATTTCCATTCCAGCAGTTGACAAACCCGGTATTTCAGGCAAGTCTTTACCGGCAGCTCTATTAGCTGCTGACTCTGAATCATGCTTCTCTAACTGTCCTTGTATTGCCGCCTCATTGACTGCCGATGCTATCGCGATGTCAGCGTCAGACGTAACCTGGCTTTGCCCTACTAAATGCTGCATAAGTCCGATAGACTGTACTCTATTATCGTCGCTTAGCCCGGGGGCAGGTGATACTACGGTTATGTCTAAATAAGGTTGACATCTCGACAATTCCATGCTAGGTAGCGCGTTCATGAATAGACCAGCTGCACCGGTGTCTCTAGCTGCTGGAACTAACTTAGGATTAAACACCTCTATTGCGCACAGGTTTGGAGTGAACTTCGTCGGTGATGAGAAAGCGCCGTTTATAACACCATCCTTGCTTCCATCACTTCCGGGTTTTAGATCGCACATGTCGGACACACTTATGGAAGAGCAGACAGTCTTCCAATCAGGCCATATTGTTTCGAACGTTTCTGCTTCGCCAATGTATCTATACACACCTTGAATCAGATTTTTTGCATCCTCTTTGTCAGGACCCTCCAAACCGTCCATCAAACTTTTTAGCGCCTCAAAGTTTTTGGCCATAATAACGCCGCCTTCAGTAGCGTCAGTGAACGTTTGGATTAATCTTTCATGCTCAGGAGTAGGGTTAAGACTTACCTTCCCAAAGTTACCAACTGGCTCTTCCCCGCCAAATGCCAAAACAGACATAAACTTTTCTTTAGAAACAACGCTGTAGTATCTTCCTAGAGCCTCGACAACCATACCGAGCTTAGTTTCATATATAGCCATATGCTTAGCCTATCAGCGCTGCGATTTGATTTATGTCTGTCGGTATTACGAGACGAGTACCAGGTGGAACCTGTAAGCCCCAACCTATACGACTGGCAGCTGCGATAACCCACCAGAGAGTTCCGTCTCCATAATACTCTCCAGCAACTATATCTAGTCTTTGCTTACCTTTTAAAACCCGAAACTCTACGTCAATCGCACCTTGCTGATATGCCCTATAAATTACGTTACCCGCTGCATAAGTACCGTATGATTTACCCGCTTTTATCTTCGGAGATCTAGTATATCTACCCAACATTAAATACCACCTTCGCCGCCGCTCTTCTTGGACTTCTTAAAATTGTCATTATTCTCTTTAGACGCGTCGCCAATCTTGGCGCCGGCAGCTTTCCCCGGTTCGGCTCCAGGGATACCTCCTGGGTCAAAAAAGTCAGTGCCCATTGGACCAGCAATTCCTCCAACAGGATAATTCATAGCTCTTGGCATACCAGTGTTGTCTAGACCAGGTATTATATCATGGAACGGACTAAAAGCTATTGAGCACTTTATCAATGTCGGGGCGCGGCGGCCGATACTTGACATGTCCCACTGCGCCTCAGCCCAATCCATATCGAAACTTGTTATTACACCCGCTAATCCACGTCCACCAGCTGCTTCAAAGGATCTCACTATCGCATTGTTGTCTGGATCGAAAAACTCATGAATATCAGTTATTTGTTGATCGAGTGTGACTGTAGGATCTGGGGCCTCACCAGGTGCTGGTTCAATCTCAGGCTTTATATATTTTAGCGCGTCAGTTGTAACAACATAGGTATGATGATGAGACTTCTTCGAAACTTCGCCGTAAGGATCAGCTCCATCATCTTGATCTTTATATTGGACTAAGTACGCGGGATAAGATCCTGGAATCTCTCCAGACGAATCATCTTCAGGTTCTTCTGTACCAGAGGTAGGAGTGATTTGAATTCTTTCATATATTACTACCTCTGCCTCGGCGGATGGTCTGCTAATAAATGAAGTAGCTTCCACCTTTGTAGCACCGGCAGGAGGTTTGTTCGTTTTGTGTACGTTTTTGGTTGTTTCATACGTCGAACCTCCTAGCTTTATAGTTTTTCCAGGTCCTGTATCAAATGTTATATACCCAGCTGATGATGGTAACAGAACTGCTTTACCCCAGTTTACATCCCCAGGAACAAACCCGTGCTTTTCGTCTCCAGCTGCTAGCGGCAGCTTACCAAAACGCTCCTTTATCTGTAGCTCAAGATCATCGTACTTTTTCTTGTCTGCTTCTTCTTTCTTCTTCTTTTCTGACTCAACAGCTGCCGTTGCGGTTAGATCAAAAGGAGCAGAAGAAATGTCGCTAGCAGACCCGCCGCCTTCTGGAGCCGGCTTTACTTCAGATAAGCCAAATATTCTTGCGAGATTAAAACGGCTGTAGTTACTTCTAATAACATCACCAACCCTCATTCTAATCACAGGAGAAGCTGTCGGTATCTGTGAGAATGGCATCACAAACTTTTTATCACCTGCCCTGACTGGCTTACCCATAGAGAATTGTGGATATATCATGGAAACCATCTTGTTTACGCTGTACCACATCGAGTCAAAATCTTCCGGACTTGTCGCAACTAACGTCCAGCTAACGTTTACACTTCTTGTTGTATCTTGATAGATCTTTACCTTATCTATTCTACCGTAACCGCCAGACTCTGCGTAACTTACAGAATACGAATCTTTTACGTCAGTAAGAAATGCTTGAAAGCTTATTATTTCGTTTGTTCTTAGGTCATGAAAATAAAATGGGCAATATTCTGAATCTAACTCATTTTCTATTTCTACTACTTGCTCTCTCGTATATCTAGTCTTGCTGGTTGATTTGAGGCCCCAGGTCCCTCTATTTTGACCTTTTCTTCCTTCGCCGCCTTTATCATAATACGGGCTCCTTACTGATTTTGAGAACGCGTCACCTATACTATTATGTAAAACCTGAGCTTGATTAGAATGGAACCCCCACGCTTTCGTCGCGTTGACGTATTTGTCATTTAGTAAAACTAACGCCGGTGCAGAACGATGTCTCCAGGCCAGCTCATTACGAGTAGGGTAAGCCCTACTTAGCATGACTCTAGTTTGGCCGTTTAGCGGGATTTCATCGAATGCCATTGATAGTGAATACGAGTTTAACCATGCTTCGCCCATCTTCAACAAAGTAGTAAAAAATGTCCATGAAGTGTATCTGTTTAGTTGTGTGAGCAAAGTAAACAACGCTGCGGGATTTCCACCGGTACCTGCAGTGCCTATATCTTCCAGCATAGCGTCTAGATCGCGACGGACGACTCTAGTCATATTAGCGTAGTAACCAGCCCCAAAAAGCATATTCTTAAATATTTCTGTTAGTGAGCCAGATGTAACAAGCATAGCAAACCAAGTCGCAACTTTTGTCATACCTCCGCCTCCGCCGCTACCTGGTAGAGGTTTCGGAGGTGATGGTATGCCTTTACCATCAGGTCCAGGTAGTATCTTTGCAGGCATCTTAAAGAAAGCTGCAATGCCGTATATGGCGCAAAGCCACGCTGGATTCTTTAGATCTGGAATTCCTAAGTGATGTAACAGCTTTAGAGTCGGTCCAGCGTTTGTGCTTTGGCCCTTCTTCAGCGTTGAAGGAGAGTTAGCATCTGTAGCATCCATACCTTTTTCTAAAGTTTCGATTAGTTCTAGTATGGCTGTAAACACTAGAGCGCCTAGTAGATACTCTCCAAATGCTGATATTGTTGTTAGAAGGTTTGATAATGGTGAGTATTGGAAATCTTCTCTATACGATGACAAAGCGCCGTATGACTTCACAGTCTTTAAAGATTTACCATCAACATCATTATACCTTAAGTCTATATCTAATAATGCACGGGTTGAAGGATCAGGCGCTCCAAATGCGTTATTGGGTCGTGTATGACCAATCGACAGTTTCGTTGCGCCCATCTGGACGTTTGTTGGATCAACAACGGTTCCGCTATCAGGATCTGTATCCTTACCTTTTTTGTGGCCTGTCTGCTTTATCATCAACGCATGAGCGACCTTCTTGAGCTCTTCTATGGTCGTTCTTGTAGCTTCACTATTATAAACACCAAACGCACCTTGAGATATTGGTATGCCTGGGTCAGTAAACTTTCCGTCCTCTATATAAGGTGAAGAACCGGGGGTAGGATCAAATCTGTTACCATTCTTTAATATAGCGGATATTTTTTTCTGAACTATCGGGGCGTCTTCAGGAGTTGGTAATGCAGTGACACCAGAAGAATTACCTATCCCAGGCTCACCTGGGGCCTTGTTAGATATGATAGATCTTAATAAGTCGTGACCATCAATTTGTGCATTTTTGTCTAGAAAATCATTTAAGCTAAACTTGCCAGAATCAGACAAAGTATTAAACTCTGAGACGGCGCTAGCGCCACCCTTAGGATTATCAGAAAATGATTTAGTAAAACCCTTAGTTTCGTCTTGACCACCTGTTTGAAACTCAGCTGGCTTGCCACCATTGGTTAATGATGTTTCTATTCTAGGGTTATCAGGACTAATAGGAAAGCTGTTAACGGATGTCAGTGAAGAAAGATAGGATCCTAAAGTATCTTTAGAAGATTCTTTAAGGTCATCTCCAGACTTTACTTTACCGTCAGTATCTGTTCCTTCAGGAATGTAGTCTTTTTCATTCGCCATACTTCTTAACTATCTCTTTTTGTAGACTTTCAATAAAAGTCTTGTCGTCTGTTGCGCTTGATAGAAACCTTAACATGTTCATCACATTGCCCGGTATTTCTCTAAGGTTAATTTTCTCAAGGGCTTCCTGGATTTTTTGCTCAACTTCTTTTTCACTAAGTTTTTCTTCTGGCATGCTTTATCCTTCTACGCTGGCGAGAGTTGGTCCACCAGATGCTGTCATCTGTGTCTTATCTACAAGAACCTTACTAATACTACCAGCGTTCATTACAACCTTTACATTCATATTAATATTTATCGGTTCATTTGATATGGTAAATTCGCCCTCACCCGTTCCGATCGCTTGAGCAAAGTTACCAAGCGCAACTTCCGCATTTAGGTCGCCTATCGTATTTAGCGCTTCGATAGCCATTTTCGCTTCGGTAACCATCGCTACAACGGCTGCACCAATAGGCGTTCCTTTTTCTGCCACGACTGCCTGCATTTCTGACACAGCCTTGGCAAAACTAGTCATACCAGACATTACAGACGATGCAGTTTCAAGTTTCTTAAGAGATTTTTCATCAGGCTCAAATGTTGATAATGCTGTAAACACTAAAGGAAGCCCGGTAGAAGGATCAAGCGCAGACTTCATACCGGCGGCGAGGGACGATACAACTGCACCCATACCTTCTGTATTTATTTTTTTGTCAGTAATGCTCTGTACTGTTGTGGCGAAAGTTGCTACAGCGCTCATTGCTTTTTCTATTACCTGAACTTTCACTAGTGCTTTTTCAGGGTTATCTATTTTTATATCCAGAATAGAATCAACTAACTTCTTGATGTTAAGCTTAACAGCCTCAACAACACCTGCTATTATTGCTGTCATATCGGCGATGCGCGTGGCCATGTCTTTACCCTTTGAAAAGAAGCCTCCGCCTTTTTTAGGCATTAATGCAGCAACAGCTTCAATTGCTTTAGCAAAGTTCCCTACGGCACCAAGCGCAGCAGCTATGACATCCATCTTAGGCTTAAGCGTTTTTGGATCTTCTACATCTTTCGCTATGTTAATAATTTGCTTTACAAGTGAAGGTAGCGCTGTCCTAATTTTCTCCATGATGTCCACCAAACCGGTTGCGACTGCGCCCATCACTTCTGAAACGGACGGACCGAACATACCAGAAGACATCTTCGATACAGCTTCCAACGGACTCATCAATGCTGACGCTAAATTAGCTATCGCGTTAATAGCGCCGCCGATTATCTCTACATTCTTACCTTGGCCAGGCGTAAGGTTTTTTCCCATGTATAAGATCATCGCGATCAATGTTATCATCGTATCAGCAACTTTATCGATCAATGAAGCAACATTCTTAAACATAATCTCCATGCCACCAGGCTTCATGGATTCTGCGACGATAGCTAGCTTTCCTGCTTTTAACCCAATGTCAGCTATGGACTGCATAGCTTCTGCAAGCTTCGCGACAATACCAATACGCTGAGCTAACGCTTTGGGATCAGACATAGGTATTTTCATAACCATCTTGACCATCTTTTCGATCTTAGGAACAGTTTTTTCGAAGAAATATGCAGCTACTCCAAAGCCAGCAATAAGAATTGGTACAAATATACCAATAGCAGCGAACACTGCACCCAAGGCGCCCATAAGACCGATGGTCTTTACAACGGTTATTAAAGATCCAAGTGCTGAATTAATGACACCTTCATTTGCTGCTAACTTTGATAAAACCTTCATACTAAGTAAAATTGCGCCGCCGAAGACAACCATTCCAGCCGTGAATAGCAGAGCTGCTGCCACAAGACCGACAATCATCATTGGTATTGCACTTGCTAGCGCGAAGAATGCGGCACCGGCCACGGCCATACCTACTGTCGCGACCATGGATATAGCTACCATGCCTAATGTCTTAGCGAAGTCCGCCCACTTTACTTTAGCAAGTATCTTAGTTGCTAGCCATACGCCACCAGCAAAAGCTACCATACCAACAGCGAATAACACCGCCATGGCTAATAAGCCTGGAACAGCTTTTAGCAGCGCCGCCGGATTTACTTTACTTGCAAACTTAGCCACAAGGTAAGTCCCTGCCATACCAGCCATAGTAACAACAAGGGTCTTTGCTAGGTCTGACCAAGAAACCTTCTTTAAGATTTTGGCCGCAATATAAACTCCTCCGGCGAAGAGTACCATACCAACTGTAAACATAAGAGCCATCAGCCCAAGCGTCAAGGTTGCTTTTATAATATCCGCTTTATTTATCTTACCGATCGCCTTAATCATCTGGCCCATCGATTTAAACATGCCGCCCTTGGAACCCTTCTTGGCACCTTTCTTTAACTCTTTGCTCGTCGATGCAGCCATCGTAATTCCCATCTTTTTAGCGAGAAACTTAATGGCTGTCATGATTACAGCTGTGCCGGCGCCTTTTATAAGTCCGACTGCAATACCTTTCATTGCGGAGAGAGCGACGACTGCTATGAACGCTTTAATCAACCAAGGCTTAACAATCTTGAATAAAGCCCCGAATAAGCTTTTTATAGCCTTACCTAACTTAGGTAGCACAGGCTTAAGCGCTGCACCGATTTTCGAAAATGCACCAGCAAAAGCGCCGCCTATGCCTTCAGTTGCACCAGCCGCAGCTTTTCCAAACGCGCTAGGGTCAGAAACAAAATCAGCTATTGCCTGAATCAATCCTGCTAGTTTCTCAACTATCCACGGTAGCGCGCTAGCTAAAACATCACCGGCGATATCAATCATCTTTATAAAGAATGTCTTTAGTCCTGAAGCTGCTTCTCCGCCGGCTTTGCCAAAAGTATTGGAGAACTCGCTACTGAGATCGCTCATAAGCTGTGCAGCGCTATACTCTCCTTTACCGGTTAATGCGTCAAAAAACTTTTGAAAATAACCGAGAGCTTTACCAAAGAATTTTTCAAAGACTGCAGGATTAAATATCTTTTTCAAGCTTTTCCAAAGACCAAGCTTACCGAGGAGCTCGCTGATCATTTTGCCAAACTTTTTACCAAACTTATAAACAACCTGAAGCGATTTTCTAATCGCAGACATCAGCTCTTTGAACCCTTTACCTTGAGCGAACCCTTTGCCAAAACCTTTCTTAAATGCGTCAAAGAAGCCAGTTACACCATCACCACTATGAACTAGCTTTTCAACAGACTTAGCTAATTCGAGCATGACTTCTTTTTCGCTCATCTTATTAGCTTCTGCGTCTTCGGCTGCGGCTTCCATATCTTCGTATGCGACGCCTTGGTTTTCTGCAGCCATGACATTTTCCATCGCGGAAACTGAAAGACCCATTTGTTCGGCCATCAATTTCTTTTCAGCCCTGGTCATATCATCTACAGACTTACCAGCCTCATGGAATGCATCTTTCATCATATCGATGCGCTCAGCAGGATTTTGAGCATTCATCATTTCCATAGTGTCAAGCTGAATACCGAATGCTTGGTTTAGGGAAGAAACACCCTCAGCGGCACTCTCAAAATCATCAAACTTACCAATCACACCTTGTAGGTCTTTAGCTTCCAGTCCTAGCTTAGCCATATAGGTTGCTGTTGCAGCAAGCTGCTTTTTAGACATGTTCCCAAAGTCTTCAACATTTTCGATCATGGCAGACATATTCTTACCAATAGTCTTCGAAGAAACCCCGAATTGATCGCCCATTTGGATTGCCATTGAACCCATTTCGATCATTTCATCGCGAGCTGATTGGCCGCTATTGTGAGCTTTTCTAGCCATTTCAGCCAAAGCCTTATTAGACATGCCCAAACCTTTGTTGAGCATAACTGCTGCGTCAGCCGCCTCGGCTAAAGTGTCTTTCATCATGGAGAATGATGCGCCGGCTTCTTTTGCAATCTCACCAACTGCTTGAAGCATCTTCGCTAGCCCGGCTTTGCCGATACCAAAAACTTGACTTACATTTAGACCTGATTTAGCTAACGCACCAGAAGAAGATTTGAGATTATCAAACCCCTTCATTACCGCTGCGCCTTCGCCTTTGGAAAGATCACCCATCTCTCCCCTAAGGCCTTCCATCGCTTGACGAAGCTCATCAGTACCGCCGCTACCAGCTGCAGCCATGCTGACCAAACCTTTAAGCATACTGAATGGAGCCGCGATTAGAGCCTTACCAACATTTAGTAAGTTGCCAGCCACACCCATCACGCCGCCGGCGACCATCTTCATCATACCGCCGACGCCAGAGAACGCCTTCATAAAGCCGGCGCCACCTGCTAGAGCACCAGCCTTAACAGATGATATTGAATCCAGTAAGCCGCCAGCTTTTTCTCGACTATTCTCAAGACCTTCTGCCATTTCTTGACTTGCGGCAGATTGAGCAGATCCTAGTTCTTGTGCGCCTTCGGCGGCATTTTTAAAACTATCATTTAATCCATTGATTCGATCTTGTAGACCGTCTAGATCTTTACACTCCATGGCCCGACATAGCTCGGCAGCCATCTGTGTTTGGGATGTAAGCTGTTGTTGCATTGCAGACAACTGCTTGCTACGATCTGCCAGCACTTTATTGATCTGCTGGTTAATCTGTAGTTGTGTCTGTAGTTCTTTTGAATCAGCCATGTTCTAAAGCAATCCCACACCGATGGTCTTACAATAAATATGGCGTACCAGAATCTGCGCCACTTATTTAATTACAGCGGCCAAACATATCCGGTGTGTTCCCTCAGAGCCTTAGACGCAGCGCGCTTTTTACCGAGCTGCGGTATAGCAGATTTTAGACTTCCGCTTTCTAATGCTAAGTAGAACTTTCTAGACTCAGATAAAACGTCGGCAACAAGAGCTACTGTGCTCTTAGAGCCAGACATTTTTATCTCAGATAGATCACCTTTGATATAAAGGGCACACTCTTTTAAAAAAGACTTTTTATTGTCACGCATAATACACCTCATCTATAACTATGTGAACCTACGCAATTTTGACGGTACTTGTGCTCTATGTCTGCCCATTAACGCCCTTGTTTCTGCGTCATTCTGGTGGGTCGCCCTACTACCGTTATCTTTTCCAGAGCTTTTTATCTCTTGATTTAACCTTTTTAAGAACCAAAATCTTTGCCATATTGGTATATTATAAGCTTCTATCCATGAAAAGCCCATGTAGTACATCAGTATGAAGATGTGCTCTAAAAAGACTTCTTTATAATCAGTCGTCAGGCCAAAAAAACGCGGCACCCAGTGGGAGCCGTACCTCCGAATGTTCAAAGCAAGAAGGACAGTCCATCCAAGCCTTCATTTCAATGCCAGGTTCATGTTTGTCAATATGCTTTCTAAGAAACAGCGAGTCTCTCGCTGGTAAGCTCTTTACCAACATATCTATCTTGGTTCTATCAGAAATTCCATTTGCTGAGACAATTGAGTGCTTAAGACGTTCGGTTATTAAATTCTCGGCACGTTGACCTTGCTTTTTTCTTCTCTCGGCCATAATCATTATCTCTTGTTCATCATGACCGGTAAGAAGCTTAAACCGTACCTTAGCTTTCGTAACGGGTAGCAGCTCTTCAAAAACGTTTGTACCAATCGCGACAGGATCTAGCTCTAATCGCTTTATGGGTAGCTCGGAAAGATTGAAGTTATGCTTAGAGCGCTCAGAACATGCAGGACAATCAATCTCGACCTTATATTCTGTACCATAACCGGTAACCCTAAGAGCAACCATCAAGGCATTTCTATCACCTGCTAACAACGTGTCCGGATCTACTCTCTTATCAATTAAGCAAGACTTTATAAGATGACTAATCACAGTACCCTTTTTAATCAAAGCCTTCGAAGTTAATATATCTTCTTCTTTTGCAGTCATAGCTCTAATTTCTACAGTCTCTTTGCCGTGTAGCGGGTGTTCTGCTTCGTAGCATTTACCACCTGAAGGCAAAGGGACTGTCTCTACAGGAATCTCAAATCCAAAGTCATCTTTTATGACATTCCTTGTAGGCATATGGTCCCTCATGGACCCAAAAACATCTTCTCTATTTTCGCCATTCGGCTGGTCAGTCGACATGCATACTCTCCATTATCAAGTAGTCTAATTTATCTTATTCTTTATAACACATAGTGTAAAACTATGAACACTTAATTGTAAAATGAAAAAGCCTCCCGTATAGGAAGGCTTTTTCTAAGAACAAACAAACGTATTAATTTAAGGCACCAAGATAGAAGACTTGATCAATATTGTAGTACACAATTATCGAACCGAATAGTCAAAGCAATTTCGGCTGGATCCTCTGAACCGTAATCTAAGTCACCAAAGCCGGCAGATGTTAGGAAGCATCCCTTCATATCCCAAAGCTCTACGACTGTACCTACAGGGTCAAGCATCTTAAGCTGGCAATCTCTTTTATAAAAATCAGCATAACCACCGCGACCTGATACAGACTCGTAATGGGTTCTCACCCATTCCATGACCTGCTGCGCGCCTGATGGTGCGATTGGATCGTGAAGTGTTACTGAAATTGCGTCAAATTTTGTTTTACCCGCAATAAACCGAGTAGAGTTCATAAACGGAATTTCAATTTCAG